ACCGAGCATCCGGTCGAGAAGGGCGCCCAGATCAACGACCATGCGTTCAAGCTACAGCCAGAGGTGACGATCCAATGCGGCTGGTCGAATGCCGACCTGGCCGCGCTGATCGGCACGCTGGAATCGCTCTTCACCGGGGGCGGCCTGCCGTCAGTCGATTACATCAGCTCGGTGTACTCGCAGCTCATCGCTCTGCAGGAAACGCGTCAGCCTTTCGACGTCGTCACGTCGACGCGCATGTACCACGACATGCTGTTCAAGTCGCTGCGCGTGGTCAAGGACCAGAAAACCGGCGAAGCGCTGAGCGTCACTGCGACGCTGAAGCAGATCCGGATCGTTCAGACGCAGGCGACCACGTTGCCAGCGAAGGAGAACCAAGCCTCCCCCCAGGCCACGGCCGAGACCCAGAACACCGGCACCAAGGCGCCCATGCCAGCGACGCCGGCGCCTGGAGGATCGGTTCCACCGACGAGTATGTGATGCCAACTTTCTACGAAATTCCACTGTCGCCAGATCCGCAGCGCTTTACGGTGACGCTGAGCGGCGTGGACTACCGTATGACGGTGCAGTACCGCGACGCAGGGGGCGCAGGATGGGTGTTGGACATTGCTGACGCTACCAAGCAGCCGATCGTGAGCGGCATTCCGCTGGCGACCGGCGTGAACCTGCTGGGCCAGTATGCGCATCTAGGCTTCGTCGGAAGGTTGTGGGTCCAGGGTGCGGACGAGCCAGACGATGTGCCCACGTTCGAAGACTTGGGCATTGGATCGCATGTTTTCTGGGTGACGGACTGATGGGTATCCAGCAATACGGCCGCAAGGTATCGGTGATCATCGGGCGCGATGCAGGCTCCGCCATTGACCTGTCTGATCTGAGGATCGTATTTGACGTGCGTCGTGGCGATACTCAGACGCCGAACTCGGCGAGACTTCGTGTCTACAACGTATCCGAGAACACCAAGCAGCGTATCGAGTATGAGTACACGCGTGTCGTTTTGCAGGCGGGGTACCAAGGCAACTACGGGATCATCTTCGACGGCACCATCAAACAGGTCCGCCGCGGTCGCGATAGCCAGACCGATACCTATCTGGACATCACTGCCGCCGATGGTGATTCGGCTTACAACTTCGCTGTGATCAACATGACGCTGGCGGCAGGATCTACCGTGTCGGATCACGTCGCTGCTGCATGCACGGCGATGAATCCGTACGGCGTCACTCAGGGATACACCCCGCCGCTGCCCACGAACCCGCTCCCGCGCGGCAAGGTGATGTTCGGGATGGTCCGCGATTTCCTCGCTAAGACCGCGAGGACGGCCCAGACGGTGTGGAGCATTCAGGACGGAAAGGTGGTCAATATCCCTGAGACGTCCTACATGCCTGGCGATATTCCCGTCATTACGTCAGAGACTGGCATGGTCGGGCTACCAGAGCAGACGCAGAACGGCATCACGATCAAGATGTTGCTCAATCCAAACGTCAAGATCGGTTCGCTGATCAAGATCGACAACCGCAGCGTTCAGCAGCGGGAGAGAAGCCTGACGGTTGGGCAGCAGCCTGCCGAGGGGTTTATCGCGGAGGGCAACGGACTGCAGGATGACGGGTACTACTACGTGATGGTGGCCAGCCACAGCGGCGACACGCGCGGCAACGAGTTCTACACCGAAGTCATATGTCTCGCTGCCGACGCTACGGCCGGCGTGCAGAATTTCACGGACAAACAGGTCGTTCCTCCAGAGGACGTAATTAAACCTTGGGGGTGAGTCACATTCCCGGCCATCCGTCGATGATCACTCCATTCCCGTTCGGCTGTAGCTTCACCTTGGAGAAGCCAACCAGGTTCCCCTTGGAGATGTTCCCGTACGGCCCGATGATCACGTAGTCGCCCTTCGTGGCAGAAAGGATGGTGCCCCAACATCCAATTGCGGGCACGCCGGCGTTGTAGAGCTCAGCCTTGCGCATGTGCTTGGCGTTGGCGATGGGCAGGCTGCATGGCGCCGACTCATGCAAGACAAAGATGGACTTCGCTGTCTCGATCGTGTCGCCAACCTTCCGCGTTCCCGGCGGCGTGACGTAGGCCGTCTGCGCGAATGCAGCATTGGCAATCAGTGCAAGCAGCAGGGGCAGTTTCTTCATTCCGGACCTCAATGAACAGACTCGAAAGAATCGGGGGCGCCGAGGTAGCGCTTCGTGCGGCGCTCGACGGCTATGGCGCGGGCATCTGGACGGCTCTGCCGGGAATCATACAGTCGTTCCAGAGCGGTCCCGGCCAGCCGCCAACCTGCTCGGTGCAGCCCTCGATAAAGATGAGGGTGCGGCAGCAGGATGGGACGGTGGCCAGCGTCGCGCTGCCGGTACTGGTGGATTGCCCGGTGCAGTTCCCTGCTGGCGGAAATTGTACGCTGACATTTCCGGTCGCTCCAGGAGACGAATGCCTGGTCGTGTTCGCCAGTCGGTGCATAGACGGCTGGTGGCAATCAGGCGGTGTGCAGGAACAGGCAGAACTGCGGATGCATGACCTGTCTGACGGCTTTGTTCTGCTCGGCTTCCGCTCGGTGCCGCGGGCGCTGGCGAACGTAAGCACCACCGCCACGCAGCTCCGCTCAGAGAACGGTGCGACGTACATTGAGATGAATCCGACCCTGCAGAAAGTCAAGATCGTCGCGCCCGGCGGATTCGATGTAGTCGCGCCGCTCTCGACATTCTCGGCGGCTGTGACCATCACCGGGCTGTTGACCTTCGTGGGTGGCATGGTAGGCAGCGCGCTCAGCGGAGCGGCTGCGGTATTCAACGGCGTGCTGAACGTCATCGGCCAGATTACTGCCAACGGAAAGCGGGTAGACGACACCCACACCCACAACGGCGTGCAGCCGGGCAGCGGCAATAGCGGCAACGTCAACTGAGGATTCCCATGCGGTACCGAAAGCTATCCGCCACTGGAGACTACGTCTTCGGTGGGCAGCAGGCCGACTTTTACAAGGACGTGCCCGAGGCGGTGGCGCAGGCAGTGCTCACGCGGCTGCGGTTGCTGCGAGGGGAGTGGTTCCTCGACAAGACGGAAGGCATGCCGTGGTCGACGGAGGTCCTTGGCAAGTACACCAACGGCAGCTACGACGCGGCCATCCGGCAGCGAATTCTGGGCACGCAGGGCGTGCAGCAGATCACGGCGTATGCCAGCTCGGTCGATACCGAGAAGCGGGCGCTGAGCGTTACCGCAACCATCAGCACTATCTATGGCACCACCACCGTTGAGGCGACTCTGTAATGGCAATCACCACGACCGCGCCGACGATCGATGAAAACGGCATCTCGGCGCCGACTTATGCGGAAGTCCTCGAATACCTGCAGGACCAGTACCGTGCGATATACGGGCCTGACGTCTACCTTGAGGCGGACAGCCAGGACGGGCAGTTGCTTGCCGTCTTCGCGTCGTCCATCAACGATGCCAACGCCACGTCTGTCGCCATCTACCGCTCGTTCAGCCCCGCTACGGCGTATGGTGACGCTCTTTCCAGCAACGTCAAGATCAACGGGATTGCACGCAAGGTTGCATCTTTCTCGACGGCTGATCTACTGATCGTCGGGCAGGCCGGAGTGACCATCACGAACGGCATCGCGAAAGACACGAACAACAATCAGTGGACGCTACCTACGAGCGTGGTCATCCCCCCCGGCGGTGACATCACCGTCACCGCGACTTGCACTTCGCTCGGCGCTGTCACGGCGGCGGCCGGCGAGATCAACCAGATCGGCACGCCCACGCGCGGATGGCAGACGGTGACCAACCCTGCTGCGGCGGCAGTCGGGGCGCCGGTCGAATCGGATGCCGCGTTGCGGCTGCGCCAGACTGTGTCCACCGCGCTGCCATCTCTGACGGTGCTAGACGGCATCATCGGCGCAGTGTCCGACGTGTCTGGGGTGACGCGCCTGCGTGCATACGAGAACGACACCGGTACGACCGATGCGAATGGGCTGCCGCCGCACTCTATCTCGTTGGTAGTGGAGGGCGGGGACGCCGACGCAATCGCCGCTGCTATCGCGCAAAAGAAGACGCCCGGCGCAGGAACATATGGAACGACCGCAATCGTCGTGCAGGACGTGTACGGGCGCCCGATTTCGATCCGCTTCTTTAGGCCTTCGACCGCCGCCTTGACTGTCGCAATCTCGCTGAAATCGTTGGCCGGCTACACGACAGCCACGGGCAATGCGATCAAGCAAGCGGTGTCCGACTACATCAACGGTGTGGAGATCGGTGGTGGCGTCTCTGGCAGCGTGGAGTGGGCGGACGCGATCACGGCGGCCAACAGCGTGGGCGGTGGCACGACGTTCAAGCTGACCGGCCTAACCCTGACCGGTCCCGGTGGCGCAGGCTTGCCTGACGTGGCGCTGCTGTTCAACCAGGTGGCGTCGTGCACGCCGGCCGATGTCGTGCTGACGGTGACCTGATATGGCGGACATCACCAAGTACACCGACCGGATCACCAGCGAGCACAACCAGCAGCCGAACTTTATGGCGGTGATTGAGGCGCTGGCCCAGCCGATGGTGGACCTGCAGAACTTGTTGGGCAGCATGCCGGGGAAGTTCGATCTGGACACTGCCGTCGATGCGCAACTAGACGACGTTGGGCATTGGGTCGGAATCTCGCGCAACGTGCCGGTTCCGCTGAGCGGCGTCTATTTCTCGTTCGACACGGACGGGCTCGGGTTCGATCAGGGAAGCTGGAAGGGGCCGTTCGATCCGGATACCGGGCTGACGCGCCTTGACGACGAGACCTACAGGCTGGTGATCCGTGCCAAGATCGGCGCAAACCACTGGGACGGAACGCTGGGGTCATCGAAAGCCATTTTGGACTCCATCTTCGGAGGCGGCACGTTCGTTTTCATCCAGGACAACCAGGACATGTCCATGACGATCGGCATTGCCGGTGTCATCCCCTCGGCTGTCTTCCTCGCGCTGCTGGCCAACGGCCTGATCCCGCTAAAGCCCGAAGGCGTGCGGATCAATATCGTCATCGTGACATCGGCAGACAGCGCGCCGATCTTCGGCTTCGACATGAGCAACGACCTTGTCTCCGGCTTCGACTCCGGCGCTTGGGGTACCCCTCTGTAAAAAGGCAAACATGGCAAACGACTTTCTAGTTTTCGGCGGTGGTGCTGGCGCCAACGTGCTTTCTCAGGCCGATTGGGCGGCGTTGACCGCTCGCACCTCTGGCTTCTCTTCAGGCGTCGCGCAATCGGCGCAGCTCAACAAGGCGTGGCGCCAATCGAGCATCATGGCGGCGGTGCTGGCGCAGTTCATTTCGGACCGGACGGGGCTGGACGTGCTCGACGATGGCACGACGGCGACCATTCTGGCGAACCTCAAGGCTTCCGCCGCAGCTGTGAATGGCGATGCCACCAAGACGTTCAGCGTAGCGGCGGCCACCGCTGCTGCGCACGCCACTCGCTACGACCAGGTATTCGGAGTGGGTCAGACGCTACAGAACGTCACTGCTTCGAGAGCACTCGGGACCGTGTACACGAACAGCACCGGAAAGCCGATTTTGATCTATGTGCAGGCCACGGTTGGAAGTGGTCAAGCGGCAGGGCTGTACATGAATGGAGCCATCATCGGAAACTACAGCAATACGACGGGTACCGCCCAGGCGTTTCTGACTACAGCCATTATCCCGGCCGGCTACACCTATGAGGTCAGAAACCTGAACACCGTGACGCTCACGTCGTGGTACGAATTGCGCACGTAACCAAGGAACGATATGCAATATTTCCGTGACACTGCCACCGGCGCGGTCTTTGCGTTCGAAGATGACGTGACGGCAGAACGTATTGAGGGGATTTGGGTTTTCGTGGATGCTGCCGGCGACAGGCTCGCTGCCGATTATCCAACTACGCTGGAGCCAACCGATGACCCAACGCCGCCGACCCACATCCCAACACCAGAGCAGAACGTATTCACCCGCGACACCTTGCTTGCACTGGCCGCGCTTCGCATCGCTCCACTTGAGGATGCTGTGGATCTAGAGATCGAGACTCCGGACGACGTCACGCGCCTAAAGGCGTGGAAGTCGTACCGCGTTGCGCTGGCGCGTCTCGATCTCACCGCATCGCCGGTTCAGTGGCCTGAGCAGCCCCTTACGTAAGCCGGGGCTACTGGGCTAGCAATTGGGCCATGAACGCCGCCGCCCGCTTGCCCATGATGGAGTAAACGTAGCTGTTGGGGTGAACGCAGTCCAGTTTGATGTAGTCACTCCAGTTTGGCAGCGCCTGCAAGTAGTCATACTGGGCGATCACTGGCACATTCTGGGTCGCTGCAACATCCCGAAGGATCAATAGGTACTCTGGCAGTCGGGTGCGCAGCGGATCGCAGGTCGGGCTCGGCTCGCTGAACACCGGGATTTTTCCTGCTTGGCGGGCATACTGTACGAACTTGGAGAGGTATTCCCGGTATTCGTCCGGCGATTCCCCGACGCTTGACAGAACATCATTCAGACCGAAGTTCATAATGACGTAACGGGCTCCGGACGATGCCAGTTGTTGTTGCCATGGAAGCTTCACGCCGTCCGTGCCTTCCACAAGCGTCTTGACGGTGGACGACCCCACTCCCATATTGACTACAGTGACGTTCAGTCCGTAGTCCGATTTCATGGTGGTCTCCATGACTATCGGGATAGTATTATCGGAGCGACGATTGATCTCAGGATCGAAGCCCCACATGGTGGAATCCCCATAGGCTTCGATCATGACCAGCGGCTTTGATGGCGCCGTCGGCTGAACATCTTCGGTATCGTCGCCGCCTCCGCCGCATCCGCTCACCATGACGGCGCTCATAATGGCGAATGCGGCTAGAGTTTTCCGTCCGGAAGTTCGATAAGGGCCCCCAAAGATCGCATGCGGTCCAGGACACGATTGATGTCCTCCGTGGCGAGTTCCAGTCGGGCCATGGCAAAGAACAACGTCTGAGCACTCATTTCGCGGTCCCCGCCCATGTATTTGCGCCATTGTCGCCCATCGGAAACTCCGAAGAGGTTCGCCATCTGAGCGCTCGACAGAGCGAGTTCCGCTTTTAGCTTGGCCAAGGATTCGGGTGATGGTGGAGAGTAGAGCATCGGCAATCATGGAGGTTCGTTCCTTTAGGAGTCGGGCCGCGAGGTTCGCTTCCCTAAAAATGAATATAGGGCCATTGGCCCTATGTGTCAACATTGGTTGCGGCGTGGAGGTAGAATGCGGCCGAACTGATAACGATGCAAAGTCACGTGTCTTCATATTTCGACGTAAGGCTAGAGAGCCTTCGTGGCGTCGCAGCCGCTGCGGTACTGTTTGCTCACGCCAGCGCAGTATTCAAGATTGACGGAAGCGCGGCGTTTTGGGCGATTCCTTTTTTCGATCAAACACCGGCGCAACAGGCTCTTAGCATATTCTCTGCCCTGTTCAATCCTGGTGCGGCGGTTGTGCTGTTTTTTGTACTGAGCGGATATGTCCTGACTTTGTCCCTGAGTCGAGAGCGAGTAAGCCTGGGCGTGGCAGCGAGCTATCTGGTGCGCCGAGCACTCCGGCTGCTACCTCCGATGTGGATGTCGATCGTTGCGATGTTCGTGTTGCTACGGCTAGTTGCGGTGCCTGACGGCGATTTCTCCGCTTGGTATCAGGCGGTCTTTCCTCGTGATTTGGCGTTCAAGGACGTGGTGTCCAACGCGTTGCTGCTTGATTTCCGGGCTAACGCTGTGACGTGGACTATGTTTGTTGAGGTAGTAGGCTCGCTCTTCGTGCTGGCCGCATCGGTGTTGCGCATCGGGAGGGTGGCTGACTGGATCGGAGTGGGGGCATTAGTGGGGGTAACGCTACTGGCTTATCCGAGTTTGGCGCTGTCCTATTTGTTGGCGTTTCATCTCGGAGGCTCCCTGGCGCGACTTGATCTGCGAATTGGATCAAAGCTGTTGTGCCTAGTGGCGATCGCAGTGTTCGCGGTCGAGCGCCTTTTCTACTCGTCACAACCGACTTCCGCTGTTCTCCTAGCGTTCGCATCTGCGGCGTTGATCGTTGGAGTGCGGAATGGCGCCTTCGAGGGACTACTTACCACCCCGCTCCTGCGGTTCGTAGGGAGAATTTCATACAGCCTTTACCTGCTGCATCTCCCCGTGCTGTTCATGGCTAGTATCGTCGCGGTCCATATTGGTGTGTCAGGTATCCCGGCATTCCTCGTGGTTCTCGCGTTATCTGTACCCGTTGCACTTGGAGTCGCATGGCTCGGATATGTGAGCGTCGAACGATGGTCAATCGACGCGGGGCGCCGGCTCTCGGGCGCGATAAACCCACGGCCCAGGGCCATACTCGATTGAACAAACAAGCCGCCTTCGGGCGGTTTTTTTATGCCCGCCTTGCGCGCGCTTTCTCATTTCCGGCGAAGACCTGGCCCCTGTCCCGAAACGCTAGAGCCCACCACCGACACGACACCCGCGCCGAATGCCCACGCTTGCCGAACTGCAAGCACAGCGTGATGTGCTCCTTGCCTTGGCGACGTTGCCCATCGACCCGTTGCAGGATGCAGTAGATCTGGAGGTCGCAACCGATGAGGAAGTCAACGCGCTGAAGACGTGGAAACCCATCGCGTGGCATTGAACCGGATTGATCTCAGTGCCTTGCCGGTAAGGTAGCCGGATCAGCCCCTGGGCACGTGATGTCTGCTGTATGCCTGCTGTATCTTCCCGGAGACACCCAGGCGTCTGCTGTAGCACTTTGTGATTCAAGCTGGTAATTTCTACGCGCTTCGTACCCAACTATTACAAGGCGGTGCTTGGAAATGAGAAAATATCCGCTTTCGAGCACGGGGAATACCCGAATGATCACAAACTTGCAACTGGTGAGAGCGCTTGCTGCACTCGCAGTGGTGTTCTACCACACCGGCTACGTCGTGCCGGGCCACACCCACACGGAACTTCAGGGCGTCGCCATCTTCTTTGCGTTGAGCGGCTTTCTGATGGCTTACCTTTCACAGACCGCCCCTTCGGCACGAGATTTTTTTGACCGACGCGTCGTGCGTATCGTGCCGCTTTACTGGGTGGTTACAGTATTTTCCGTTCTCTGGTTCAATTATGGGCTCGGTAACCCGGTTTATCAGTGGCCGTTGCTGTGGCAATGGGCAATTCATGACCAGCGCCAACTGTTTGTTTGGCTGACGTCGCCCCATGGATTAAACGATTTTGATTTGTGGGCGCGGCTGTTTAAGAGTCTATTTTTCGTGCCGTATAAAAATGATGCGGGCGATTTCCAGCCGTTATTGGGTGTTGGATGGACGTTGAATTTGGAGATGTTCTTCTACTTCGTCTTCTCCATTGCATTGATGTTCGGTAGGAAAAGTGCCCCGATAGTTGCTGCCACTTTGATTCTGGCGGTCAAGGTCATCGACGATAAAATGGGCGGTACGAATCCGATTATTCATTTTTACGCGCATGACTACACGTGGAATTTCGTGTATGGGATCGCTTCTTTCTATGTGTGGCGCTTGCTTCCATCGGTCATCGGAAGGTTGAGGTTAGGCGTGCTGCTGGGGGCGTTGGTCTTCACTGCATTCTTCGTGTGGGTCAATTTCGCCACCCATGAAACTCGTCTGCTCGTCAATGAGTTCATCCCCGTGCGATGGGCATTCATTTTCATGCCTGTGGTGGTAGTTTTCAGCGCGCTCATACTTCATTCTGCGGGGGCGCGTGTGTCTTCTCGTCTCGCAATTCTCTTGGGGGATGCTTCTTATGCGATCTATTTGTCCCACACTATCGTCATCGGAACGCTTTACCCCGTTGGCCAGCGCTGGGCATGGATGAATGCCAGCAAGAGCGTTATCGGAGTTACTGTAGCGATGATGCTTAGTACCATTCTTGGTGTGCTGGTGTACCTCTATGTCGAAAAACCACTGCTGAATTGGATCAGAGAGCGAAGACGCCGTCGGAAAGAAGAAGCTGATGCTTCTGTCGTGTCCGCGTGATTTTCTGTCCTTACCTATAACCGCCCTTCGGGCGGTTTTTTTGGGCCCGCCTTGAGCGGGCTTTTTCATTTCCGGGGAATTGTATGTCCGAACCAATCAGCGGCGGGGCCGCAGGCGTAGCAGGCTGGAAACTCATTGGCGGTCTGGCCGGTGCGGGGGCGATTGGCGCCGGGCTGGCCGCCATCGTCGTCATGTGCATCACGACGCCGCGCAGCCCGCGTGAGTGGGCGGTGGGGCTGATCAGCACTGTCATGGGCTCGATCGGTGGCGGAGCTGCGGTGATTCAGCACTTTGAACTGCAGGCCTGGGCGCAGACACCGATCGGGTTGGTGGCCATGCTCGGCTTGGTTTTCTCCTGCGGCCTGCCGGGTTGGGCCATCGTCCGCTGGCTGTTCAACTACATCGTCAGGCGGCAGGGCGCCGGCATCGACGACATCGCGGCAGACGTGCGCAAGGGGCTGGGACAATGATCACGCCAGCAATCCTCCGAGCCATCATGCCGGCGGCCGGGCTCCGCGCCGACGTGTTTGCGCTGCCGCTCGTAGACGCAGCCCAGCGCTTCGACATTTCCACGCCGGCTCGTCTTGCCGGTTGGCTCGCCCAACTCGCGCACGAGTCCGGCCAGTTGCTCTACACCCGAGAGATCTGGGGCCCGACGGCGGCGCAGCGGCGCTACGAAGGGCGCGCCGATCTCGGAAATACCGAGCCGGGAGACGGTAAGCGGTTCATGGGTCGCGGGCTGATTCAGATCACTGGGCGGAAGAATTATCTGCTGTGCGGGCTGGGGCTGAACCTCGACCTGGTGGCCATGCCGGCTCTGCTCGAGCTGCCAGACGCCGCAGCAGCCTCCGCTGGTTGGTACTGGAAGGCGAGGAACCTGAACCGCTTTGCCGATGCCGGCGACTTCGTTGGCCTGACGCGGGCCATCAACGGCGGCACGAACGGGCTCGCCGATCGACAGCAGTTCTGGGCGCGCGCCAAGGTGGCGCTGGGAGTGACAGCATGATCGCGATCCCCACGAGCGTGCCATGGCGCGCGGCCGGCGCCGTGCTGCTGGCCACCGGTATCTTCGCCGCCGGCTGGGCCGCCAACGGCTGGCGTAAGGACGCCGAGATCGACAGGATGAAGACCGCTAGCGCTCAGGCGGACCTGGCCAGCGCTAACGCCACGCTGGGAGACCTGCGCCAGGCCGGCGCCACCATCCGAGCCAAGGCCGACGAGTTTGCCGGCATCCAAACCACCCTCGGCGCCAAGCTCGACGCCATCCGGAAGGACCTCAAGAATGCTCCGAAGCTGCCTGCTGATTGCCGCCCTGACGCTGGCCGGGTGCGCCTCATGTCCGACGCCGTCGACGCGGCCAAGCAAGCCGCCGCCGCTCGATAGTGCGCTGGCCGCGCCGTGCACGATTCCGGATGCGCCGGCCGTCGCCGACTATGACGCCTGGCAGGAATGGGTGATGCGGGATCTGCTCGGCGCGCTGGGCGAATGCGCGGCCAAACACCGAAAGACGGTGGAGGCGTGGCCCAGCTAGCGAAGCAGCTTCTGCCACCACGACCCATATTGAGGGTCATATGGCGCCTTCCAGCCGCTATGAACATTTTCGATAGCGTCTTCCTGGCAAACGCCCTTTGCGATGAGGCGGTGTACCTCGGCATCTGCGGCGTCGCTCTGGAAGATGCGGGTGGTGATCGGCTCGACCTCGGGACAGGGCGGCGGTCCCTCGACGATAGTCTCCTCTGGGATGAGGTCACAGAACCAGGTCCTGCCGTCGCACTGCCGGCTAGGATCTGCCCTGGACCAGTAGGAAAGGAGGCCCAGGACGAGAAATCCCGCGAGGATCAATGCTGCCCGGGTGCTCACGAACCGCCAGAAGAATAAAGTAGCTCCCAACATCGCTATGACGCCCATCCAAATGCACCTCCTTTTCACATGCGGGTGAAAAAACGGTGGAAACACTCAAGAGTGGCATGAATGAGCGGTTATGCAATCATTCAAACGGGTGAATGAATTTGCTGACGGGCCGTAAGCGTTTGAACCCGCTCCGGTGGCGTCTCGCCGAGCCGCTCACCTTGAATCAGTCAGTGCAGGCGTCTCCGCGCGCAAGGTCACCTCGACGAGCACCATGCCGTCGATGTCAACTTCATACAGCGTGCGACCGCACATCGGGCACGGTGCCTTCGTTGGTACCGTCTCGCCTCGAAGTCCAAGGTGAAACTCTGAGATCTCCACGGTCGTCCCGCAGATGCACTCGACCTCTTCGATTACGTTCATGGGGTTCCCCTTGCAGCGTTGCGCTGCGTAGAGGATAGCCATTGCACGACATGCGCGAATCGCCCGAAAGGGCCAGAAGATATTGGACCGTCAGATGCTGAACTGAGGACATCCCCGTTTTCCGGCCGGGCTACTTCATGACCTGGCCAGCCTTGCGCGGGCCCACGCGCCGCACTTGCTGATCGGGAGCCCTCAGGATCGAGCCGCCACGCGGGCGGCGCCGGCCGGCAGAGTATCGGGCCAGGCCGCCGCCGAATCGTGCGGCATGGGCCTTAGCCCTTAACGTCGCGCGGGTCATGGCCGAAGGAATTCCGCTCGCGAATCTGGCCGTCCCGGCCATGGATCAGCAGCTCGACCTTGTCGCGCTGGGCGCGCTCGGTGCCGGCCTTGATTGCTTCTTCCTGAGTTTCGTAGGTGGTGCGCTTGCCGCCGCCGGCCGCCTCGACTGCCCAGCCATCGCCTGCCGGCACCACGTGAATGTCCGCTGCCATGATCGTCTCCTGAGTTGGTCAGGACAGTCTGGCGCCGACGCGGACAGAGCGGGTATCCGGCGCGGTCCTACAGAAAGCTGGATCCGACGGGCGAACAGGGCACAATTACGGTCAGCCCACAATAGGGAGACCGCCATGCCCGACATGTCGCGGGACGAGAAGGATATTGCTCAGTCGGATCGGCGCCTTGCGGAAGGTCGAGTACTCATTCGGCGGCAAATAGGCATTGTTCGAGACCTGCGGGTGGCGTCGCAGCCGGACGATGCGGCGCTAAGGCTGCTGCGGGCACTTCGGGATGCTGTGGCGGCGGGGCGGGCGCACCGCTCACGCCTTCGCCAGGAAGCGACAGATTGACCAGCCTCGATCCTCGTCCGCACACTTTTTTCGCGCTCACCGAACAAAATTTATATCGGCGGATACTAACGCGCACTTTTTTGCTGCTAGTCGTCAAGGTGCGGCGAGGTTGCAAAGAGCATCCGCGCACCGTTCGCGATCTCAGAGACGGTAAGTTCCGCCACTGGCCCGCCCCAGGGGTCAACGTCGTAGAAGGCTTCAAAATCAAGGGGAAACATGTCGCACAACGGTAGCGGATAGCGGAACGCCGGCACAGCATGAAGTTCCCCGGAAGCGTCTACCCGAAAAACTTCGATGAGGCGCTCTCGCCCCGTGTTGTCGACGCCTTTGACCACGCAGTAGCGTTGGCCTTGCCAGACCAAGGAAATGCCTGTGTATGGGGTTGTCACACCAGGTATGCGTGTGAACTTCAGGCACCTCTCCACTGATTCGGCAATTAGGAACGGTGCCTCCCGCCAATTCCCGGGGTCGTTCGTAGCTGCGTCCATTTGTCTACCCCCCATCGATGGAAGCATTCTAATGCCGCCGGCACACACGTGACACACGTCAAGCCGGGTCGTCAGGCCTCACCGGCTCGGCTCGATAGGCGGACCAGAAATAGTGAGAATGCCGGTGGTGGCGAACGCGCTTCTTTTCGATGAAGAGTCGGACCGTGCCGGCGGCGCGGGCGTCAATCACCACCTCGTGGTGGGGCGGCGCGTCCGCTGTGGCGATCGGCAGCGTCGCTAGGCCAGAAGCGATGTAGTCGCCTGGGATACGCCCCAGAATACCGTGTGCTTGATTAGGCGGTTCTGAAGGCGCCGCTGCCCGGAGATGGCACTTGGCCGCAAGCTTGCTGTTGCCCATGATTGGTGTGGAAATACTGTATGAATATACAGTATCGCATCCCCTTCGCCTTGGGTCAAAATAGGCGGCTTAGGCCTCTCCGTTACACCGTTTGGGCTGTAAATCACATTTACAACGCATTCGTTGTAATCGCCGCCGACTGGCGTAAGAGGCACGCTTCGCTTTTCGTGGCACTGGACGTGGCACCGGAATTTTCCACAAGCAAAAAACCGCTTAGATAAAGCCGCAAACCAGCCTTTTTATGGTTCCTGTCGGCGGGACCATCATCAAGTCGGCAGTCGTTCTCAGAAGTTCACCTCAGCACTACGTCCAGAGCCCGCGCAAGCGGGCTTTTTGCATTCTTCTGTATCAATGCGCCGCCAATCCGCGTATAGTCCGGCCCGCGGGGTGGAGCAGTTGGCAGCTCGTCGGGCTCATAACCCGAAGGTCGCAGGTTCAAGTCCTGCTCCCGCAACCAGATTAGAAAGCCCGCCGGCTTGCCGCGCGGGCTTTTTGTTTTGGTCGGCGCATTCCCGCCCACCCAGACCCTTCCGAGGGTCAGCGCACCGTTCGATGTCATGGCGGCGCGGCAACCGGCTATGATGTCGCCTGCGCGCCTCCTGCGCGTCGTAGAAATCCTAAAAGAACTGGTTCGCCTTCTTTCGCAAATGCCCCCTGTCAGGTCGTATCACCGCTGGCTGCCGGCGCTGGCCATGTTCGGCGCCATTCACGCCCTGGCTGCCACGCCGGACCCGGCGCTGGCCGATACGTCTGGTTGCACCGCGCTGATCGACATCGTCCAGGAAAGCCTGCGGGGGGAGATCGACGTGGCCTGTCCGGCGTCCGACAA